ATCCTGTATCTGATGATTCACAAAGCCCACTTAGCTTTGCAACAGGTAGAGGATTAGAAGAACTAGGTGCATCTATGTCGTTGATGATTAGAGAATATCATACAGTTATGTCAGATGCTATAGAAATGATTGATGCAAAACGATTAGAGTTTGATGAGAAAATGTATGGTGGTACGTCAAAAGAATTATCAGGATATTACAACAATCAATTCTTTAGTGAAAAGTATGACCCAAGTGTAGATATACAAGGTGCATACAAAACACGCAGGGTGTATGGTGCTATGGCTGGATATGATGAGCCACAGAAAATAGTAACAGGGCTGCAACTACTTCAGGCAGGTATTATTGACACACAGACTTTGCAGGAAAACTTAGATGGTTTAGATAACTTGTCTATGGTAAACAGCAGAATAACAAAAGAAAAAGCAGATAAAGTTTTATTTGATTCTTTGTTAGCACAGGCACAACAAGGTGATCCTAAAGCAACTATGGCTGTCATACAGATAAGAAAAACACCAGACAATATGCAAAGTATTTTAGATAAATTTTACACAGCAGAGCAACCAGAGATACCAGAGCAAGAACAAGAATTGCTTGGAGGTGCGACCTTACCACCACAAGGTCCACCACCAGGCATAGCACAGCTATTACAAGGAATGGGTGGATAATGTCATTTAACAAAGACTTTGCAGATATTGTACATAACTCACTAGGAGATGTTGATGAAATTGGTGATGATATATTATTGGAGGAAGAAACATTACAACCAAGGATGTTTAAAGATCAAATGCCACCTTTAGCATTTCCATTTGGTTATATGATTATATCCTCAACTTTTATGTATTACGAAGATGAGGAGGATGAAGATGGCAACTAGAAGTCCTAGCAATAGAGGTTTAAATGTACCACCTGCTGCAAGAAATTATCAAGACAACACACAAGCTGTAAGAAGAATACCAGGTGTTGCGTATGGAGAACAACAAGACTTAATACAACAACAACAATCTGCACCTCTACCAAAAGATACTTTGCCAAGAGAAAAACCTTTAGTACAACCAACACAAAGAAGAATGCCAAATATAGATGTTTTTGCACCAACTGAAAGACCTAATGAACCTGTTACATCAGGATTACCTTTTGGTCCTGGTCTAAATACAAGACCAGAAGAACAGACATATCAAGCTGAAAATATAAAACAATTTGTATATCAGTCTTGGCTAGAAACAGGTGATGATAGTTTACTAGAGTATTTGTAATGGCAACCTCATATTCTGATAATGTCAATGTAGATTACTTACTAGAGAAAAGAGATACACAACCTCCTTTACAAGTAACAAGAAATCAAGCAATAAAGCTAAGTCAAATAAATCAACAAGCCGTAAATGTGCCACCAAGTGTGATGGTACAAGCTACAAAACAAAATGCTGATGAAGGTTTTATAGAAGGACTTACAGAGTTTTTTACAAAAGCAAAAGCAGCTACATACGGAAAAGTAAAAACAGCAGTTTTTAATCAATTCGGTGTAAATGAAGAAACAGGTGGTTTATTTGAGTTAGGTTTGAAAGGTGCTTTTCTTGGAGTTAGGGAACTTTACGAAGATGTTATAGGACAACCACTTAGAGCAGTAGAGTTGCGTTCACAGGGAGTAGATAGCAAAGAAGCGTGGAAGAAAGCTGCTATTGACCCTTTTGCATATTGGAAAGAAGCAAGAGCAAGGGGAGAAAAAATAGATTTAGGTAATGCTTTGTTCCAATCTACAGACCCTGAAAAAACACAGACATACAAAGATTTAATTGACAAAGGTGCTGATCCATTAAAAGCAAGAGATATAGCAATATCAAGACTTGGTGTAAATATATTTGATGATATTTATGAAGCAGAAAAAAAAGTTGTATTTGATGGAGATAGAGCAGCAGCACTTATTGCAAGAGGTAAAAGTCCACACGTTACACCAGGTCGTGTGTTATTTAAACCCTTTGAATTTTTTATAGGACCAGAAGATAGAGCATATGATTTCGCTACAGGTATATTTGATTTAGGTTTACAACTTGCTGATCCTACTTTTGTTGCAGGTAAAGCAGTTAAAACTGCAAGAGCAGCATCTAAAATGTTAGCTTTGTCAGATGAAGCAGCAGCAGGATTAGGATTTTTGAATGGATTTGTTAGAAAAAATTTTAGTAAAACAACGGCAAGAGAAGCGATTGATGGAAAATTTGGTGATACATTAGCAGACTTTTTGTACGCTAATAAAGATAAACCTGCAAATATTTTAGAACAATCAAATTTTAATTTAGTAAATAAATATGTAATTGAGGATAAACTTTTAAGTAAAGAATTTAGTGATTTTACAAAAAAATTATTTTCTTTAGAAGATGGTTTATCACCTGAAGCTGCAAGAAAAGCAGTAAAAGATATTTTATCTGAAAAAATACTTGCTGTTGCTACAGAAGGTGCAGTTCCACAAGTGCAAAAAAGAGGTGCGTTCCGAGTTGCTTTGCAAGAGCATTTTGGACCTTTGTATAAAACAAGGTTGAACGCAGGTAATCCAGACAATTTAATAGTTGAATACACTAGATTTTTAAAATTATTAGACCCAAAGGATCAAGTAGTAGATGTAAACAAAAGAGTTAAAAATATGATAGAAGGACTTGATAAGCTATCTTCTACTACACCAAACAAAAGAGCCACCTTTCTTACAAATCAAGTCAAAGATGATTTTTCACAACTAAGACAAATATACAAAGAGGAACTTACAAGAACAGGAAAACTTGTTGAAGGAAATGCTACAGACAAGTTAGTAGATAGGGTATTTTTATCTTTAAAAGCTGCAATAGATGAAAAAAATCAAATATCTGAGGATATAACAAGATATAGCAACATTGATATTTTGCCTGTTGGTATGAAAAAAGCGTGGGAAAAACTATTTAAAAAAGGTGATGAGTTTGTTGCTGGTACTAATAAAGATACATTAGATGATATAGCGACAACATTGTTTCAAAGACCAATACTTGAAACAACTCTTTCACAAGATTTAATACTTACAAACCCATCAGAAGTTATAAAATTATCAAACAAATTGATTGGTGGTTTTAAAGATAAGTATGATGATGCAACTCGCATTGTTGGTAGAGAAGGTATTACAAGATTTTTTGATGGTTATGTAAGTGGTATATTCAAACCTTTAGTATTGTTAAGACCTGCTTGGACAGTAAGAGTTATAGCAGAAGAACAATTAAGGGCTATTGCAGATGGTGCATTAGGTGTCTTAGATCATCCTATAGGGCTTCTTGCAAGACTTACAGATGATAGCGTAAAAGTAAGAGCTAGTTATGCTAGAGAAGGTTGGTTAGATACACCAAACTTTAGACAAGGTATATCTGAATCTTCAGTTGGTGATACCAGATCATTTAAACAACTTAGAAAACAGTCTGTTGCTAGTGATATAAAGTATCAAAGAATAGAAAGAAAAATTAATAAAGTTAAATGGGATGAAGGTCAATACAGAGAAATACAAAAATATTCTAATTCTATTCTTGCAAAAGAGATAGCAACTATAGAACTAGCTAGAAATAAAAAAGAAGCCATACAAGCACTTGTAAAAAAATTAAAAGAAGATGGACCTTTAAGAGATGCTATGCTTTCATTGACAGCAGGTAAAAATAATCCTTACAGAATATTAGAAGGTGCTAGTGGACTATCAACAAGATCATACAATATAGTTTTAAATGATTTTATTGAGTTACTTAGAAAAGATATGAAAATAGCTTTTGGTGGTAAAAATGTACCAAGAGATTTATATGAATTGGTAAGGACAGGTAAATTTACAATAGGTAATCAAACATATGATATGAATGTTGGTGCAAAAGCAGGTATAAAACAAAGTGAATTTAGAGGTTTGATAGATGGTTCTATTACTGGTAATGAAGCAATTAAACTACAAAAAAAAGTAGATGCAGCAAATGTAGAAGTTGCAAAAGCGTATATTAAAAAATTTGGAGATATTTTACCTGAAGCAGTAGATTTTAAAGTACCACCATTTGCAGTTGATAGAAAGTTTTTAGATAGAACTGTTGAATCATTATTCAAATGGTTTGGTACACAACCTACTAATGTAGCATCACGAATACCTGTTTTTAAATCAAGTTATTGGAGTAAGTCAAGAGAGCTTATATCTATATCTGATGAAAGTGTTAAAAAGAAAATACTAGAAGGTGCAGAAAAAGCTGGTCTGAATAAAAGAGAAATAGCAAGAATAGAAAGAACTAAATCAGCAGGTGAAGCAGGTATATCAGATGCAAACCTGATAGAAAATTTAGCCAAAGGTTTTGCAGTAGAAAAAGTAAAAGGTTTGCTATATGACATTACACAAGAAAGAAGATTTTGGGAAGCTAGTCGTTGGTTGTTTCCTTTTGGTAATGCTTATCAAGAAGTATTAACAACTTGGGCATCAATACTCAAAAGACAACCACAAGTAGCTGCAAGATTTCAAACAACTTGGGATGGTGCAGCACAACCAAATGATACGCTTGACCCAACAGGTAAAGGTTTCTTTTACAAAAATCCAATAAACAACAAAGTTATGTTTAACTATCCAGGATCAGATATATTTCAAAACTGGATGTTAGGAGATTCTGCACCTGATACAAATGTAAGAGTAAATATGCCTGTGTATGCACAGTCTGTAAACATAGCAGCCACACTACTTCCTGGCTTTGGACCTGTCATACAGCTACCTGCATCATTTATTGTAAACAATATGCCAGAGGAAAACTTTGTCTCAAAAATAGTTTTTGGAGATTTTGCACCTACTAATGTAAAAGACCCGAAAGAAATTGCTAAAAGATTAGGTTTTGTTCCAGCTTGGGCAGATAAATTTGGTACTTTATTTTTTAATCAAGGAGAAAATACACAAGGTGTTTTTGGTAATACTGTTATTGATACTTACAAAGCATTACTTTATGCAGGAAAGATTAGTGATGAAACAGAAGAAAAAGCAAATGCAGGTATGGATGAAGCAGTCAAATATGCAAAAGCTATTTATATGTTTAGGGCATTTTCACAACTTCTTGGTCCTGCTGGTTCTGTGCAACCAATATATGAACTTACAGATCAAAACTTAGATTATTTCTTTTTTGAAACATTAGCTGATGAATACAGAACAATCAAAAGAGCAAACAACTTTGATGATGTTTTAGCAACACAAGAGTTTATAGAAAAGTATGGTATAAATCCATTACCTCTTACTGTGTCTAAAACAATATCTATAGAGAAATATCCAACAACAGTAGAGGGTGCAGATTTCTTAAAGAAAAATAGAGAACTTTATGAAAAATATCCTTTGGTCGCTTGGTATTTAGAACCACCTCCAGCTTATGCAGAGTTTTCTTTTGATTCTTACAAGAAAGCATTACTACAAAATAAAAGAGCATACAGAACACCTGAACAATGGGCAGTAGCTAAAAATAAGTTATTAGGTGCTGTCGCATTAGATGCTTATGAAAGAGAGATAAACATTATTGGTAATAACTCAAAAGAAGCAAAGGCACTAAGAGATGCAAAGAAAAAACAATTAAAACAACAGTATTGGGGCTATGGACAACCAGGTATTGTAGGATCACCAACAAAACCATCTATAGATATGCAGATTGAACAACTTATCAAAATGGTAAATGATGAAAGTTTATCTGGTTTTTCTACAGTACAATCAGCTAAAAAGTATTTAGCAATAAGACAAGATATTATTAACTCATTTGTCAATGCAGGATTGTCAGAAACTATTTGGAAAACATCTGCTAAATATGCTGCAACAAGGGCTGCACTAAGAAACGAAGCACTTAAACTTATAGAAGAAAACCCTGACTTTGGTCCAATGTTTGATACACTTTTATCAAGAGAGTTAGAACCTGAGTATGAAGATAATTTGCTAGTACAATTAGGATTAGAAATATAATGACAGAAAAAGAAAAGTTTATATCAGAAATACTACAAATAATTAAAACACCTTTGTTGCCAGGTCAAAATCCTATAACGGCTACAGAGGAAGATATTGCACAACTAAACGCTGCACCTGATTTGACAAGTGCTATGGCTTTAGCAACTAATTTATTTGGTGCAGAGTATGTGGATCAATATGCTTTTGATAAAGGAATTGTACAACAAGATTATCAATCTATAGTAAACCAAAATATATTAGGTGTAAGTCCTTATAATTTTATTGGTGTAACAGCAGATCAGCCTATTGTTTATGGTGGAGAAGCAACAACTATTGGTGCACAACCAGGTAACTTTTATTTAGAGGGCGACCAAAATGTATTTACAAGTTTGTTGCCTGAAGAAATTAGAGAGTTACAAGCAGATATGGTAAATGCAGGATTACTCGGTGCTAAAGTAGGAAAGCCATTTAGACCTGGTTTTTTTGATATAAGAGTTGAAGGTCAAGTTATGGCACAACTTATGGCACAAGCAAATGCTTCTGGTATTGGTAAGGCAGAAAAAGGTTATCAAAACATACTACAACTGTATTTAGATAATCCTGTAACAAGTCCTGTTCAAGTCCAAACTTACTTACCACCAGATTATTCTGCTGTTTCAAATAGTGTAAATGGTTTATTTGAAAGAGAACTAGGCAGAAAGCCAAAGCCATATGAAGCAAAACTTTTAGCTGATCAGTTTTTAGCAGATAGTCAATTAGCATACGAACAAACATTACCTGAACCACAACTTGATGTTACACCTGATACATTAGATAATTATGGTAATCACACTACAATAGAAGTTGCAGAGGAGAGAATTGATCCTGGTGCAAACTTAATTGAAACTTTTAATAAAGTAACAGCAAAAGAACAAGAAAGGCTAGGTGCTAATCGTGATATTCAAGCCACTAATCGTATCATTCTTAATAGCATCACAGGTGCTCCAAGGTAGTATTATGGAAAATGAAAATATTATAGACAGCAATCCTAATATGATAGGTTTGTATTTAGAGGCACTAAAACAAAAAGAATCATCAGGAGATTATCAAGTTTTACATAATCCAAGCATTATTACAGATGTAAACACAGGAAAACCTATAAGAGTACAAGCACTTGGTGCATACGGAATACTTGATATAAATTGGAACAAATGGTCTAAAGAAGCAGGTTTAGATGGTGCAGATTGGCACGACCCTAAAGCACAAGATATTGTAGCTAGATATAAAGTACAGGAATATTTTAACAAATACAATTCTTGGGATTTAGTGTCTATTGCTTGGTTTGCAGGTTCTAAAAAAGCTGATCGTGTTATGAACAATGGAGAATCTAATTTAGATAAAACAGACAACACAGGACAGTCTATTCAAGAATATGTAAATGCTATGAATAATCTTATTGGTGAGGAGCTTATGAATATAGAAGTTCCTATGGAAACAATTAATATGCCAGGTACACCATTTGGTCCACGAACAAATCCTGTTGTAGAAAAACAAAAATCTATGCAAGAAGTTTTTGCTGCACAGATATTAGATGCTATAACTAAAGCTAATGCTGGTGGTTTTAGACCAGATTTTCAATCACAAGTACCAACACAAGCAGGAGATTTTGCTGATGCAGTAGTTGAGGCAAAAGTAAAAAGAGGAGAGATTAGATAATGGCTCAATGGTGGGAGGAACAAGGTTATGATTCTGAATCAGAAGCAATAAGAGATGGTGCAAAAAAACCTAGAATTTTTGAATCTGCTAATTCAAGAAGAGATACATATTTTAAAGATATAAATACACCACAAGAGTATTTTAATTTAATATCTGGACCTACATACGAGCCAACTTGGACAACAACAGGTGAGCTTTATTGGGTTACAAGGAGATTTGGTGTAGATTTTGAAACAGCAAGAAATTATAGGGATGGTATATTTCCTGAAGAACCAAAAGATTTAGGAACTTTTCCAAGACTTGTAATATCAGAAGCAGCTAAAAAGGCAAACATAGTTGATGAAACGACAGGAGAAGTTATATCGCAAGTACCAGAAACATCTTTACCAGATGATGCTTTAGGATTAGAAAGATTAAATGCTACTTTAAGTATTATCAATGCACAGTTAAATAATTATGAAAATTTTAATGAATACATAACTGAAAGACCACAAGACATTGAACGCTTTGTAAAAGATCAAACAGTTGAAAATGTAGAGATAATACCAGAGGGTAAACAAGAGGGTTTTGTTTTACGAATAGGCGAAGATGGTAAACTCGTAGGTTTTGATGAAAAAACAGGTAAAGAATTTAACCCATATACAGAGGAATTTTTAGAGGAAACACCACCACCTGTACCACCAAGTGAAGGAGAAACTCAAAAAGATATTGGAATATCTAATGATTGGAATACTAATGGTTCAAACATAATTAATCTTAATGGTAAAAGATATGCTTTATTTGAAAAAGGTGGCTCTTTTAGAAGTGCAGGTTCAGAGGATGAATTTAATGATATATTAGGTCAAGGATTTACTCCTATAGGAAATCAAAATCCTATATGGTTAAACTTTGCAGAATCAGAAAATTTAGATGACATAGAAATTATTGTATCTGATAATCTTTCATACGACACACCAACAGGAACTTCTACAGGTAGTGGACAGATAATTAAATCATCATTTACAGAATTTAACAATATACCTAACAATGGTTTGTTATGGGATGTAGGTGGTAGTTTTTACATAGTTTACGAAGTTCCAGGGTCAAATGGTGAAGTATATGATGGCAACCCTGTATATTTAGCTTATGAAGTTGCAGGTAATGATTTAGTAAATGCTGGTGTATTATCACCAAATGCTACTGCACCACAACCTAATGCACGAATGGATCAAGCATTTTTTGATTCTATAGCAATAGTTACAGGTAATACAGACCAACTATCAGCAGAAATAGATAATCCTTTTGCTAGTTTTGTAGAAACTATAACAGAACAATCACAGGTTGCACCTTGGATTACAGACCCGGAAATGCTATCACTTATAGCTGAAGCTGCTGTAGAAGGTAGAACAGTTAGTGATGCAGAGTGGCAAACAACTAATTGGTATCAGACACATAGTGAATCAGAAAGAGAATGGTTAAGAACATATTACGAAGATCCTGCTAGTGCTGCTCAATCAATAACAGATGGTCAAATTGCCATAGCTAATGCTCTACAAGCATCAGGAGTAGCTAATGCACCAGAGGCATTAGTTAATTGGTTAGCAGATAAATTTGTAACAGGACAATGGACACAAAATTATACAACAGAGCAAATATCTTTGTTTGCTGATCCATATGCTACAGGTAAGAGAGATACAGATTTTGAAAGTTATTTGACATCTACAGCCATAACAGGAGTAGATAGGACAAGCCAAAGAGAAGCAGAAGTTAGAGATTTATATGCACAGTATTTAGGACCTGTTTTAGGTAAAGTAACAGATAGTGAAGCTGCTGAACTTGCAGGTAGATTGCGTAACGACCCGGATTTTAAAGATCAGCTTATCGCAGGACTTAAACAATCAAGACTTGCTGCTTTTAGTAATTACACAAATCCAGAACTTACTTACGAAGATATAGCAAGACCTTGGCGTAATTTAACTGCTTCTATATGGGGTCAGTCAGCAGATGAAACACAGGGTTGGTGGCAGGAGATGGTAAAAACAAACGATTTCGCAAAAGCAGAGGAAACATTACGAACAAAAGGATTAGAATTAGATGTAACACAAGTTACGCAAGATGCAAGTACGGCTTTGACACAAGCACTTGGACAAGGCAATATTTCACAATTAGGAGTTAATGTATAATGGAAAAATTTTTAGAACTTGCACAAAGTCTATATCCAAATATGCCACCAGATATTTTACAGTTGTTTGCTGAAGAATGGTCAAAGACAGGCGATCCTAATGTTGCTATATCAAATGTAAGAAGAACTACAGCATACGATACAGCATTTCCTGGTAATAAAAGACCTGATGGCACAGTAAAGTTTGATGAGGTGACTTATCAAGGATTAAGAGAATCATACATAGGTACACTTGCAGAGTTTGGTGTGCCAAGAAATACATCAGTAGATTTACTTGATGATAGATTTACAGGATTAGTAGAAGGAGAAGTTTCTGCTAGAGAGTTTGCACAGAGAGTTGGTGCAGTATTTCAAGGTGTACAAGAAAACATACCTGAAGTAACAGAGTTTTACAGAGAAAACTTTGGATTAGAACTTACACCTGAAGCAATCTTTGTGGGTGCATTAGACCCAACAGTAGGAGAGGAGATAGTTTCAGGCAGGATTACAACGGCCCAGATCGGTGGTGAAGCAGCTAGAGCAGGATTTGAAATAACAAGTGAATTTGCACAGAGATTACAAAGAGCTGGTATATCACAGGCACAAGCTAGACAATTATTTACAACTGCACAAACAGAGTTACCAAGATTACAAGAACTACAAGCTAGAGGTGGAGTAGAGCAACCTGAAGAATTTACATTGGAACAATTTACACAAGCAGCAGTATTTCAAAGTCCTGAAGAATTAGAACAGATAAGACTTTTAGAAGCAGAGGAAGCTAGTAGATTTGCTCCTGTAGGTGGTCTTGCTAGGCGTGGTCGTAGAGTTACAGGATTAGTAGAAGAATAAACCTTGACATACCACATATAGTGGTATAATTAAATTATCGCATAGTGGTAGTCTGCGAATATAAATTGACTCTGCACCTCCAGTTTATATCTGGCGTGTAAACTGTGTATTTCAATTCGCCTAGTATCTGAATAGCCGAAAGTGGCTGACAATTTTTGTTATTCTAAATTATTATTTGTCGCCTATCGCATCATTATCCCAAGGGTGATGCAGTTAGTAGAAAACTTGGAGTAGGAGAATAAATGGAAAACGAAGTAGAAAATACAGTAGAAGAAGTGCAAGAAGATAATAATGCAATCAAGCAAATGCGAGAACGCATTAAAGAGCTTGAAACAGTAGAGAAGGAATATAAGTCTGTACAGATGGCTAATGCTATCAAGGATGCAGGTTTTGATCCTGAATCTGGTGAAGGTAAAGCACTAAAAGACTTGTACAAGGGTGAGCTAAAAGCAGATGCTATAAAAGAATTTGCTTCTAACTATGGTTGGGGTAATGCCTCAACAGAGCCAACCCAAGAAGAATTGCAACGACAAAGAGTTGTTTCTGGTCAAGACAATTTAGATACTGTTATAGAAGCATCAGTTCCTGTAGAACCTGTAAGCATAAACGATCAGATAGCACAAGCACAAGCTGATGGTGATTGGCAAACAAGTTCTAATCTCAAAGCAGAAAAATTAAGAGCATTAACTAAACGAGAATAGAAAAGGAGAAAGATTTAGATGGGTGCAGTATCAGGATTAGGAGATTCGTATGATCTCCCTAATTTCGTGGGTGAGTTATTTAACATAACTCCAAGTGATACACCATTTCTTTCTGCTATTGGTGGAATGACAGGAGGTAAATCAGTTACCTCTAAACAGTTCACCTGGCAAACAGTTGATAATGCAACAGCAGCTCAAACAGTAGTTGTTGAAGGTGCAGATGCAACTTTCGCAGAAAGAACAAGAAGTCAAGTAGTAAATGTTACTCAGATTATGCAATATGGTGTAAATGTATCATACACAAAACAAGCAGCAACAGGCAACATAAGTGGTGAATCTATCCTTGGAAATCAACCAGTTCAAGATGAATTGGCTTTCCAATTAGATATGGCTATGAAGAGAGCAGCTAGAGATATAGAGTTCTCTTTCATACAAGGTTCTTATGTCGCAGATACAGATGTATCAACAGCAAGAAAAACAAGAGGTATGTTACCAGCTATTACAACAAACGAAGTAGCTGGTGGTAATGCAGCTTTAGATCAAGCAAAATTAGATGCTTGTCTAAAACTTATGGCAGATTCAGGAGCTCCATTTGAGCAACCTGTAATATTTGCTAATGCGTTCCAAAAGCAAAAACTATCCTCTGTATTTTCAAGTGCTTTAGCACTTGCACCAAGAGATAGAAATATTGGTGGTGTAAATATTACCAGTATTGAAACCGACTTTGGTGAAGTAGGAATTGTCTATAGCAGACACATACCTGCTGAAGATATTATGATTGTAGACCTTGCTTATTGTGCTCCAGTATTTTTGGATATTCCAGGAAAAGGACACTTCTTTGCAGAACCACTTGCACAAACTGGTTCAGCTTATAAGTTCCAAATATACGGAGAAGTTGGTTTGGAGTATGGTCCAGAACAATTCCACGGCAAAATTACATCACTATCAACTTCCTAATAAGTAGTTAGATAGTATATTTATTAGAGGGAGATAAATACTTCTCCCTCTAGTAACATAGGAATATATATGGCAGCAGTTAGCACACTTGTAGATAGAATATACAGAGATTTTTTAAACAAACCAGATGATTTATCTGCGTTTTCTCGTTTAGATGGAGCTATATCAGATACAACATCAACATCAGTTGTGTATGAAACAGGATTATTTTCATCTGAAGAAGAAAACTTACTTGGATCTGGTGCATTGATTGAGATAGATCAAGAGATTATGTTAGTTACAGCAGCAAACACATCTACTAGAACATTAACAGTTGCTAGAGGTTATCAAGGCACAACTGCTGCAACACATTCTGATAAAGCAAATATATTTGTTAATCCAACATTTCCTCGTAAATCTGTATTTGATGCAGTAGCAGACAACATAGTTAGGTTATACCCAACTCTTTACAATGTAACTACTGTAAATGTTACATCAAACAGTACATATCAAGAAGTTCCTGCAACCACAGTAGAGGTTTTAACATCCTATGTGCAAAATGCAACAGGAGATAAGTTTACTTCTGCTGGTATAGAACTACTTAGAAACTTTGCTCCTTCAAGCACAAATACTGCTGTTCAGTTTTACAATACATCATTGGGCAAAACAGTTTATTTAGTTGTAAAAAGAAAGTTTGTAAGACCTACTGCCGAAACTGATGATCTAGCTACTACTTGTTTTCTTGAAGATGAATATGAGCAAATAGTTATGGTAGGTGCAGTAGCAGACATTGTAGGTGCTACAGATGTAGATGCTTCAACACAAGAATTTATTACAGAGAAACTAGCAGCAGACAACTATCCAGTAGGATCAGGAGAAAGACTTAGAAATGCACTACTTAGACTTAGGTCATTGTTGATAGATGAAGCAAGAGGGAACTTGCGTTCTTTATATCCTGCTCCTGTATCAATAATGAACATAAACTATAGTGCATAATGGCTGTATTACCTTCACCTAGCAACACATCTGCACCTGAATCACAAGGGTTTGAAGCTAACTTAGATGATTTATTCCTAAGATTTGCTGTTGGCCCCGGTAGGCAATTAAACATAAACACAGCACCTTTACAGGCACAGGCGATACAGACATCAGAAACACCAGAGGATTTTCAACAGGAGTTTGGTCAGATATATTCAAGAACAGATTTTGCAGGTGGTAGTGGTTTAGACAAAGCACATCAAAGAAATGGTAAAGATACAGACTTTCAAAGGTTTTGGGATAGTAAGGGTGTTGATGTATTTAGTGGCAAAGAAGTAGGACAAGAGTATCAGGTATCTTTGTTACACGATACAGAGGAATTGTCTAGTTCAAGTAATACAAATTTGTATATGGAGGAAATGGGTGGCTCTATATTTTTTGCAGATAGTGATGTACTAAAAAGAATAGATACACCTACTGCAACTTCTATATCTGTTACATCAGAAACTGCACCAAGTGCAGGTAATGCAATAACAGGATTAGCAGTATTAGGTACACAACTGTATTTAGTTGCAAATGGCATTATTTACAAAAGAACTGCTGCCTCAACTTACTCTGTACATAATAATCACAAAACATTTAGCAAGATATGGTCAATGAAAGGCAGGATAGTTGCTTCTGATACTGGTGGTGATCTTTATGAAGTTACAAGTAGTAGCAACCCAACAACTATGAAAACACTCCCTACAGGCACAGAGTGGACAGACTTAGCTGATGGTGGTGCAGTTGTGTTGGGTGCAGCATCAGATGGATATATATATTCTTTTGCAGATGAATCATCATCTCTTACGCTAAAAGGTCAGACATTTATAGAAGGAGAAGTTCCAAACGCTATAGATGCAGCACAAGGGTTTATTTTTTATGGTACATTTCAAAATACTGCAAGTGGTAAAATCGGCAGATTGTACAGAGCAGAACTAACAAACTCAAATAGTTTATTTGTATTAGTCAATGCACAGTTAATAAAACAATGGGGTGATGGAACTACAACACTTAATCAAGCACCATTTAAAATTATATCTACAAGAGATAGTATTTTTACAGGCATAGTTGATAGTGCAACTAAAACAAATTTGTGGCGATATTACCTTCCTACAGGTGGCATAGCTAGAGATTTAGAGTTTGCAGAAAGTGGCATAGTAGAAGGTATAGCAGTATTTGCAGATACAATATTTACTACTATTTCAGGTGGTGGGTTGTATAGAGAAAGCACAAACTATGTATCTACAGGTTATATAATTACAGCTCTGGCAGACTTTTTTACATCAGAAAAAAAACAATGGGTAGGTGCAAAACTAAATACTAATGTTGTAACTTCTGGATCAGTAAAATTATTTACATCTACTATTCCAGCAGATATAAACAACCCAAGTGCTGCTACTTGGGCAGAACAAGTATCTATATTTTCTGGTACAGGTGGTGATGAAGAAGTTATGACACTTGTAGATGGTAGATGGATTGCAGGTAAGATAGAAATAAACACAGATGATGTTACACAATCACCAGAGATGTTGTCATTTGCTATCAGAGGTTTCCAACTTGTCAATGACTTGGTCGTAGATATGCCTATAAATATCTCTGACCAAATAGAAAGACCATTTAGAAAAGCCCTACGAGTACAAGGTCAAGGAGATTTAGTGTATCAAGCACTTCGTAACAAAGAAGGTAAGAATGTACAATTAGAGATATTCAGACCAGATACATTATTACGAGGTATAATAGAAAATGTTAGTAGTCCTATAGAAGAAATAAGTCCTAGAGGATCTGTAACAATGTATTGTTTGGTAAGATTTAGAGGTAGTAAAGTAGTACAAACATCAAGTTCTGGAGTAGGATTAGG